TTTGTTTTAGAGAATGATACGTTTAGAAAGATTAAGAATGCTGCTAGTGCATTCGGTCATAGTGAAATGAGTGTAAGTGGATCTAAAGATCTTTTAACATTATCTGTTACAGATAGTCAAAACGCTACATCTAATAAATTTTCAATTGATGTACCTGGAACATCTTCTTCAGATAATTTTAATTTCATTATGAGTATATCTAATATGAAAATACTACCAGGTGATTATGACGTGACTATATCATCTAAACTTATTTCTAACTTTAAACATAAAGATCTTAATGTGCAATATTGGATTGCATTGGAAAAGACATCAACCTTTGAGTAATAATTATGGAAAAAATAAAAGATAAATTTTTTGAATTTCTTGAGAGTATCGGTGAAGGTACATCTTGGGATTTAGATTATGGTAAGTTACTTATCATAGCATTATTAATTTACATGGCCTTTTTTAAAACTTATGGAGTATAATATGGCAGACAAAAATAAACCAGAAACTGAAGTGGATCAACCAGTTGAGAAAACACCTGAACAAGAAATTGTTGAAACAGCAAACAGAGCTGCAAGAAGCACTATAGCTGTAATTGATGCAGTTACACAAAGAGGTGGTTTTAAAGGTGAAGAACTTACCACTATCGGACAACTAAGGGATCAATGTATTTCTTTAGTACAACTTTATGAATCTTTACAACAACAATCTTCTTAATCTTATTTTAATTTATATTATGAAAGGACATTTATGTCTATTGATTTTTTATGGGTTGAGAAATATCGACCACAAAACATAGAAGATGTTGTATTACCTGAAAGATTAAAAAAACCTTTTGAACTTATTGCCGACTCTGGCAACTTACCTAATATGTTATTTACTGGTAGCGCGGGTACTGGTAAAACCACAGTGGCTAAAGCTCTATGTAAACAGCTAGGTTTGGATTACATTATTATTAATGCTTCAGAAGAAGGTAATATCGACACTTTAAGAACTAAGATAAAACAATTTGCGTCATCTGTATCTTTACAAGGTGGTTATAAAGTTGTTATATTAGATGAGGCTGATTATCTAAATGCTCAGTCTACACAACCCGCGCTTAGAGGTTTCATAGAAGAGTTTTCCAAAAATTGTAGATTTATACTTACATGCAATTTTAAGAATCGTATAATAGAACCATTACATTCTAGATGTAGTGTATATGAATTTAATTCTAGTAAAAAAGAGTTAGTTAATTTAGCTGAACTTTTTATGAAAAGATTAATAAATATATTAAACAAGGAGCAAGTGAAGTACGATGATAAAAGTTTAGCGGAATTAATTATGAAATATGCTCCAGATTGGAGACGTATAATTAATGAATTACAAAAACTTTCGTACGGCGGCATATTTAGCTTTAGCAATAATATCAATGCTGGTTCTGATGTTTATAGTGATTTATTCTTAAATTTAAAAAACAAAGATTTCAAGAAAATGAGAGCTTGGGTAGTTAACAACATCGATGTTGATGCTGTAGCTATCTTTAGAGGTATATATGACAGAATGGCAGACAAAGTCAATCCACAATCAATACCTCAACTAGTTTTGATCTTAGCAGACTACCAATATAAAAATGCTTTTGTAGCAGACCATGAATTAAATGTAGTCGCATGTTTAACAGAGATAATGGCAAATGTTGAGTTTAAATAATGAATCCTTTTGAATATGTAAACTCTATCAATTATACTAAAAAGGATATAATGATAGACGACATTGCTGAAAAAGCTTATAATCCTTTTATGATTAATAGGAGTTTATCCTATTTTAATGATACTGTTGCTATGGCTAATGAAATGAATATACATCATAGCATTGACAATCGTTTACAATTTGACTTTCTTATAAATATAGTTAGAAAAAGAAAACGTTTTTCGAAATGGATGAAATTAACAAAAGAAAGTGATGTTGAAGTTGTCAAAGAATATTATGGTTATAGCAATCAAAAAGCACGTCAAGCTTTGACTCTTCTCTCACCTGAACAAATTAAAATATTAGAAAAAAAGGTGAATAAAGGTGGAAGAAAATAAAACTATAGAATGGTCTCCTGCTTCTATGTTAGAAGTAGTTTTAAATGAGCCAGATGATTTTCTTAAAGTACGTGAAACATTAACACGTATTGGAGTAGCCTCAAGAAAAGATAAAAAATTATATCAGTCTTGTCATATACTACATAAACAAGGCAGATATTTTATTGTGCATTTTAAAGAGCTCTTTCTACTAGATGGAAAGAAATCTAATCTTGAAGAAAATGATATATCTAGAAGAAACACTATTGCTCAACTTATGAGTGACTGGGGTTTAATTACAATTCAAGATAAAGATAAAATGAATCCAATGGCTCCAATGAGACAAATAAAAATAATTTCTTTTAAAGAAAAAAATGAATGGGAATTATGCCCAAAATATAATATAGGAAATAAATAAATTTTTTTTCATTTTACTATTTACATTTTGAAAAAAGTTACTATATATAATATAAGGATGCCAATAATGGGTCCTACTTAAACCTTGCTAAGTCAATAGGAGGAAAATATGACTGGTACTTTTATGTTCCCAAGGAACGCTTTTTTAGGTTTCGACCATTTATTCGATGAACTCGAAAGCATAACAAATCACGCAAAAGATTCATATCCACCACATAACGTTGTAAAATACGATGGTATGAAGTATGATATTGAATTGGCCGTGGCTGGATTCAAGAAAGAAGATATTTCAATTGAACTCAAGGAGCACGTATTAACTATTAAAGGTGATCGTGAACCAAGAAGAGATCAAGATAAATATGTTCATAAAGGAATCTCTGGTCGAAAGTTTTTAAAGTCGTTTAGGTTGTCAGAGTACGCCGAAGTCAGCGGAGCAGATCTAACGGATGGAATTTTAACTGTCGGTATAGAAGTAGTTCTTCCAGAAGAGAAGCGTCCCCAAATGATTAACATAACATCTAATGGGGTAACCAATGACAAAAAGAAATCGAAATTTCTTACTGGGTAGTTTACTATTTTTATTAAGTAGTAGCTATGGAGCATTAAATCTTTTAGTGCGAAAACTACAAGAAGGACAAATGTATAGAGCTCAAAGAGAAATCGCAAGAGCTCTTAAACGAAATGAGTATAGAAATGAATCTATAGATTACTTAGAATATTCTTTAGATAATTTAAAAACCAATAAAGGTAAAATACTCACGTAAAAAATGTATATATAGTAGTGCTGGATCAAAATCTGGCACTACTGGAGAATTGTTATGAACACAGAAAAACTCAGAAAAGAATTAGAAATAGATGAGGGTGTTAAGTACGAAATTTATTTGGATCATCTTGGTCTTCCTACTTTTGGTATCGGTCATCTGGTTACCAAGAGCGACCCAGAGTTTGGAGAACCTGTCGGAACACCAGTTGATAAAGATAGATGTATTGAAGCCTTCAACGAAGATCTCGAAACAGTCATGTCTGACTGCCACAAACTTTACTCAGACTTTGACAGTCTGCCAGAAGAAGCTCAATTAATTATTGCAAATATGATGTTTAATATGGGACGTCCACGTCTTTCCAAATTTAAAGGAATGAAACGAGGAGTTGATGCTAGAGATTGGAATCAAGCTGCTGATGAAATGGTAGATTCTAGATGGTATAAACAAGTCACAAACAGAGCAAACAGATTAGTTGAGAGAATGCGTGCATTAGCTTAATGCCGCATCCAAGAAAAAACAGACCACCAGCCGGCCGACGTAAAATCGGTTCTGCAAAAAGAAGAAATAGAAATAAGAGAAAAAATCGTTAAACATATATAAATATTACTATGTTTAACAACAAGGAGGATTTCTTATGGAAATCTTAGAAAAAATAAAAAGTTGGGCATCTAGTTTAGCGGAAGCTGGCGTTAGCCTAATTGGTTTAGGGATCGTATTAGAAATTTTATTTAGTGGTATGAACGTTCCCTTCTGGCCAGACATCCACGTCATAGATAATATTCTAGGACTGGTATCAACTTTCAGTGATCAAGGTCTTGTTGGACTAGTTGCTATAGCGGTGCTATGGCACATTTGGAATAAGAAGTAAAACTTCATCGGGGAGATTTCATATCTCCCCTTTTTTAATTTAAAAGGAAAAACTATATGTATGAATATCGTTGTAAAGTAAAAAGAGTTATTGATGGTGATACGGTTGACATTGATATCGATTTAGGATTCGGTGTTTGGCTAAAAGGCGAGAGAGTAAGACTTTACGGTATTGATACTCCTGAATCAAGAACACGTGACAAAGTAGAAAAGATATATGGATTAGAAGCTAAAAAGTATGTTCAAAAATTTTTAGATGATAAATGGATAATGTTAAAAACTAAAGAGTATGATGCTAAAGGAAAATTTGGTAGAATACTAGGTGAGCTTTGGAGAACTACTTCATATGCTGATAAATCATTAAATGAATACATGATAGAGAAACATCATGCGGTTCCCTACTTTGGACAATCAAAAGAAGACATTCAAAAAGAACACATTGCAAATAGAAAATATATTGATAAAGACATGAAAACTCTTAAAGAAGTTAATGAGGATTTTGGCACAGACTTTGAGTAATATTATATTATGATTAAATTAAACCCGGCGGAGTAGTCCTTACGATCCCGCCTCAACACCCTCGAAAGGAGACTAAGAATGAGAAATGTGTTTCTCTCAATAATCACTTTTTTTCTTTTAATCCCTGGCCTAGCATTCGGACTAGGAGCTAATCTAAAATCAGAAGTAACAGTAGGATTCATCTACGTAGGTCCTATTGGAGATCATGGCTGGACATACAGACATGATATTGGTAGACAGCAGGTTGAAGAAGCTTATGGTGATAAAGTTAAAACTATCTACGTAGAAAACGTTAAGTATGGTCCAGATGCTGAAAGAGTTATGAGAAATCTTGCTGAAGAAGGAGCAGATATTATTTTCGCAACATCTTTTGGTTATATGGAACAAATGTTAAAAGTTGCTAAAGATTATCCGCATGTTAAATTTGAGCATGCAACAGGTTATAAACAATCTGAGAATATGGCTAGTTATGGACTAAGACTATACCAAGCCAGGCACGTACAAGGTATTATTGCAGGCCTTATGACAGAAACAAATAAAATTTGTTATGTAGCTGCATTTCCAATTCCTGAAGTTATTCGTGAAATCAACACGTATTTTCTAGGAGCAAAGAAGATGAACCCAGATGTAGAAATAGAAATCGTCTGGGTTAATACATGGTATGATCCACCAAAAGAAGCACAAGCTGCTAAAGTTATGATGGCTAACGGTTGTGATATGGTTGCACAGCATACTGATTCACCTGCACCATTACAAGCAGCAGAAATTGAAGGTAAATTAGGATTTGGTCAAGCATCTGATCAAATACGATTCGCACCTAAAGCTCAGTTAACAGCTACTATTGATAACTGGGGTCCTTATTACATAGAA